GACATATACTACCGTCGATCAAGCAATTAGTAATCTTAAAAATTTACTGTTAACAACTAAAGGTGAACGACCACTTCAGCCAAATTTTGGTACTAATTTAGTTAGATTACTATTTGAACCTAATACAAATGCAATTAAACAAAATATAAATGATGTTATAACACAGCCAGTTAATTTTTGGTTACCATATATTAATATAATAGAAATTGCTACTGTAACTGCTGAAGATGATGCAAATTTAGATCATAATATTTCTGTAAAAATTACGTTTCAAGTGCAAACAAATACTACAGATGAATCATTATCAACTATAACATTAAATGTAACAAATGATAACCAATTATTAATTGCTGATGGAAACTAAAAAAGATATATCATACTTAGGAAAGGATTTTAGTCAATTTCGACAAAATCTAATAGATTTTACGAAACAATACTTTCCACAAACATACACTGATTTTAACGAGTCATCTCCTGGAATGATATTTCTGGAATTAGCTGCATATGTTGGCGATGTATTATCATACTATGCTGATACAAATTTAAGAGAATCTTTTTTAGAACAAGCATCGGAACGAACAAATATATATGATATTGCAAAATCATTAGGTTATACGCCTAATAATGTTGTACCAGCATATGTTACATTAGATATATTTCAGTTAGTTCCAGCAACAGGTACTGGTGCAAATGTGCAACCTGATTATAATTATGCATTATCAATTAAACCGGGAATGCGTATACAACAGTCAAACGGACCATCTATATTCAGAACATTGGATAGCGTAGATTTTGGTTTTTCATCATCATTTGATACTACTGAAGTAACTATATATGAAAGTGATCCATCCACTAAATTACCAACATATTATCTTCTTAAAAAACAAGTACGAGCAGTGTCAGGTGATGTTCGAACAACATCTTACAATTTTACTACTCCAATACCATACGATAAAGTTGTATTACCAGATACGAATATTATAGAAATACTTTCTATGACCGAATCCGATGGCGATAATTGGTATCAAGTTCCATATTTAGCACAAGACACTATCTTCGAAGATGTACCAAATTTAGCAGAAACTGATCCGGATTTATATGTTTATAGATCATCATCTCCTAGCTTATTAAAACTTAGAAAAACTGCAAAACGATTTATTACCAGATTGCGAAGTGATAATCGTTTAGAAATACAATTTGGTTCTGGTGTTTCTGATAATAATGATGAAGAAGTAATACCAAATCCAGATAACGTCGGGAATGGATTAGCCGGCTTTAGGCGTGCCGTAGATGTCGATATAGATCCGTCTAATTTTTTATATACAAGAACATATGGCCAAGCACCGGCAAACACAACGTTAACAGTTATATATACAGTTGGTAACGGAATTGTTGATAACGTACCAGCAAATGTATTAACACAAATTAATTTTATCGAATATAATGATGATATTAATAGTAGTTTAAGCGCTGCATTAGTTAATTTTGTTAAAACAACAGTAGCTGTTAATAATCCAATTGCGGCAACTGGTGCTAAAACTGCCGATACTGCACAAGATATAAAAAATAATGCACTAGCATACTTTGCTACACAAAATCGTTTAGTAACACGTGAAGATTATATTATTCGTGCATATTCAATGCCGGCAAAATATGGAAGTGTTGCTAAAGCATATATAGTTCCAGATGATCAATTATCACAACAAGATTATCAGGAATCTCGTGTATTAAATCCATTAGCAATGAACATGTATGTTTTAGGATATAATTCTTCGAAACAATTAGTACAATTAAATCAAGCTATTAAAGAAAATTTAAAAACATATTTAGATTATTATCGTATATTAACAGATGCAGTTAATATTAAAGATGCATTTATAATTAATATTGGTGTTAACTTTGAAATATCAGTTTTACCAAATTATAATAGCAATGAAGTATTATTAAATTGTATTAGTGCATTACAATCATTTTTTGATATCGATAAATGGCAAATAAACCAACCAATTATTAAATCTGATATAACTACTACATTAGCCAATGTAAAAGGAGTTCAATCAGTTATTGGAGTTTCGTTAAACAATTTATTTGATACGACTTTTGGGTATTCAGGTAACATTTATGATTTAAATTCTGCTACTAAGAATGGTATTATTTATCCTTCATTAGATCCTAGTATTTTTGAAGTTAAATTTTCAACAAGAGATATTAAAGGTCGAGTAGTAAATTATTAAAGGTGATACATGTTTAGAATTTTTTATGCAGAAAAAGATGCAACATTATATGAATCGGCTCCTAATGCAAATACCGGTTTAGATGAAATACTAGAAATAGGCAAACGTTTAGGCGATGATGGTGCTACATTGTTAAAATCTAGAGCTGTTGTAAAATTTGATATGTCTGAAATTTCAGCATCATTAGCAAAATATAATAAAACGGTAAACGACTGTAAATTTATTTTACAATTATATACATCTCATGCAAAAAGTTTACCAGCAGAATATTCTATCTTTTCCAAACTAATAGCACAAGATTGGATTAATGGTACAGGATATCAAACAAGTCCTACTACAGATGGTATAACATGGAATTATCCGGTATCTGGTAGCACATGGTATTCTAGCAGTCAGAACATACAAATTGGTTCTAGTACATTGTATGCGTCAGGATCTGGTACCGGTAGTTCATGGATGTTTCAATCAGCATCTGGTGGTAGCACAGCTGGTTTAATAACATCAGAATCATTTTCATATCGTACTACTGATTTAAATATTGATGTAACCGATTCTGTTAAAATATGGTTAAGTGGAAGTGGTGGAGCATCTATTCCAAATTATGGATTCTTACTGCAGTTTTCTGACTCTGATGAGCAAAATGATAATGTATCAGGCTATATTAGATTTTTTAGTAGAGATACTCATACTATATATGTCCCTAGATTAACTATGTACTGGGATAACAGCACTTTTACAACAGGATCTCTTACCCAGGTTAATATTGATTCATATGATGTATATACCCAGGTTAAACCGCAGTATAAAGACACTGAAGTAACAAAAATACGTATATTTGCACGTGATAAGTTTCCTAGAAAATCTCCAACAAATTTATTTCCATATGAAACTGTAAAATATTTACCATCTACTACATATTATGCAATATTTGATGCACAAACAGATGAACCTATAATTTCATATGATAATATTTATAATAAAGTTAGTTGCGATAGTACGGGAAATTTTATTTATGTTGATATGAATAGTTTTATGCCGGAACGCTACTATCGTTTAGAATTAAAGATTATTGATGGAATTGTAGAACAATATGTTGATGATCAAATTTATTTTAAAGTAGTTAGATAATGGCTAAAATACAAAAGTTAGATCCTGTTAATCAAAAAGTTCAAGCAAAATATAGACTTGATGGTTTAACATACATTTCAAATGATACAAATATTATTCCGCGAGATGATGCAGGTAATATTAAAATGACTGAAGGATCTAATAACAATCCATTATTAATAATTGATCCAGTTACAGAACAAATTGCTACTAATTCTTTGTTACGTGTATTAGATACTCGTTTTCAGTATTATAAGTTCCCAGTAGAAGTTCAAACTGGTGATAATTTAAATTTAAATGTAGATCTTACATTAGATATAGATCCTGTATACGCAAGATATAAACCAAGTGAAAATGCTACGGTTAATGCTGGTGGAATTCCATCCGGAATATTATTAGATCAAATTGTAGAAGGCGTTCCTCAAACTGTTACAAATACATATTATATTACTAAAGATGTTAAAAATTCCGGAGTGGATATTCGTATACGTATTAAAATATCACATTACTTTTTAGCAGTATCTGGCTTTGGTACATGTTATTTTACTTTGATGCAAGGTGGTCCTAATAAACCGCTTAATCGTTATTTTAGACCAGGTCCTAATTTAGCATATGCATCTCCCGCGGCAAATCCATATAATAATGATATTGCTTTTAGAGCATCTCAATTTTTAACAAGAGCTAATTCATATATTGATTCTGCAAAAACAAGAATTAAT